GGATAGGCCAGCCGCGCCCCCACATCACCCACTGACTGCAAATAGGCTTCATTTGCGTCGGCCAGCGCACGTTGCGTTGCGATATTGGAGCCGCCACGACCGGCTCTGGACGCCGCTCCGCGAATGCCACCTACATCACGCTCAAATTGCTGGGTAAGTGGCCGTACAGATCGATCAACCATCGCCTGATATGCAGGATTTTCCTGTCCAACAAAATCTCCCCGTAATGTCTGAAACGCCTGATTCAGACCTGCCTGTCGCAGTGGAGATCCGCCAAGCGCACGGGTTGTTGTCAGGTTGAGTGATCCGGCAGTTTCTGGGGAAAACGGCACCACCGTCGATCCGGGGAAATATGTCGTTGGCCGATTCAGGATATCCTGTTGCGCCTGTTGATAGCCGGGCTCAAGAAATCTTTGGCTGAACGGCGACGGATCTGTTGTTGTCGTCCGTTGAATAACGTCAGTCGAACCGCCACCTTTGCTCATAGGTTTTTCTCCAGAAGTATGTGTGTTTTATCCCAGTCGGAAAGCACTTTCTCCCAACCAGGTCGTGCCCATGCTTCGATCATCTGACACCCTCTTTCACGGCCAAAACTCTCAATATCATCTATAAAGTGCAACCAGCCGTTACGCTCCTGACCGACCATGATAACAATGCTTATGGACTTTTTTGATGGGTACGTGACAATCTCGGCAACGCAGACAGCAACTACCTCATCACCATTATACACAGGAAAAGCCACCATCATGTCAGTGGAAATGGCTTGATAAATATCTGCCATAGTGTAGCGGCCAGACGACCGCTCAAGCGCCTTGATAATCCACGCTGCCATGCGGGGCCAGTGAAGGCCCACATTTGACCCATCAACCGTCACCAGTTCCAGATTATCCGAGGATGGTGTATGCAAAAGTTCGGTCAGTTGCAGCATCGCTATTATGTGTCAGTGTTGCTGTCTGATCTCCGCGAGATGAGACATAAAGGGATGTTATGGCCGTTGCAGCGTTTGCTGTTGTCGGCATAAACAGGATAACCGATGCCGCGCCAATTCTAAAATCGGCCAGTGTTGTGCTTGTCGAACTGGCCGACAGTGTTACGCTGCCCTTTGCGTTAATTTTTCCATCAAGCAGGTTGTTAAGTATAAGCGCCATTTCACGGCGATGCTCTTCTTCGTTTGTATGCACCAGAGGTACACGTCTGTACCCCTCGATCATTGCTGAGGCGCGGGGAGACGTGACGGGCATTATGTAACCCCCGTACCCACTGCGCCAATCTCAACACCCTGTGCATGTGTCCAACTACCGCCAGCAGCTACTGAACAGCGAACCCTGTGGTGTCTGCCCTCGCTCAACAGTGGACAAAGGCCGGATGTGTTCAGGGATGCAGCAGAGCCAAATGAAACAGAATCCTGCACTTTGATCCTTGACGCTACTGCTGCCGTTATTGTCCCGCCATCGATAAATGGCCTGACGCTGACAACCTGACTGCGCTGACCACGAAATGGCTGGAACTCTCCCGTGTCAATCGTAGCCGCAAGATTTGAGCCGGTAAACTGGCAATAGACATTTGAACCGTTAAATGCGGCCAGTATCTTGTCTCCACCCTGATACGCCCTCGAACCCAGAGGAAACGGGAGACCACCCAGACTCGACGAAACATCATCAAGCTCAGACAGTGTTAAGCCAGCGTTAATTCCTGTAAAAATCAACTGCGTTGTTACTTCGCCCTCACTCCACTTGTTGTCAGCCCAGTTGTAGAAAAATATACGGTTTGGCTCACCGGCTGTGCTGGTTCCTTCGCCAGGGAAACTCCACGCCACGACCTTATTCACCGGATCTATGGCACTAAACAAACGGCTTTGGTTTGCCAGATTAAAACTATCCCAGAAAAACCGGTCAACAATTCCATGCCCGATTGGCGTACTTGAAGTACCGTCTGTAACAAAAGCCCCTTCCTCAGACCAGTAGAAAACAAGACGCCCATGACCAATTACACTGCCACTAAGCGGCGTTCCTCTACGTCGGTCAATGGTGTCAAGCTGGTAGGCCAGTGGACTGCCGACAAACGACATGCGGATAATTTGATGTTCCATGAACACCAGACCATATTCTGCGCCACCCACGACCTTCATTACCTTTCCGGCATCTGGGATATTCTGGAAATCACAAAGCGTTGTAGCCGCTGGTGTGAAGTCAGAGGAATCGCTTAACCCAGACCACCAGATCCTAGACGGCTGCTGTCCGTCTGTATCGTCCTGTGTATCGCCAAGGACAACCTGATCCCTGACAATCGCCATATGTCTGGCTTGGGGTTTGTCGCTCGACGTGATGTGATCTGAAAAGTTGCCGCTGCCGATTGTTGCGCCTTGCAGCGGTGTATCGTAATGCGTTGCCAGAACAGTGTTTCCAAACTGCGCCCACTCGATCTGTGCGTCAGCTGCCGCCTCTTCATAGTCGCCTGTGACGTTTGTCAGGGTTTCAGACACATCAATCTGGTACAGCTTGTTGGCGTCAGCCGCATAGACATAAACCTCGCCGGCCAAAGCCTGAACAGCTGTGGCACCTTGCGCCCGTCCAGTGAGCGCAGACGACTGCGTTACCAGATCAGGCAGCGGTCTGAATCCGTCAGCCGTGGGTATTACGTTGGTTGCGTTGATTGCTGCCTGAGAACCGAAAGGCGCTCGATCAGGTGCCCACGTTGCAAATGGAATAATTGGCTGAGGGGCAACATCAACATCCCCTGAAACACCAATCTGAAACTGTAATAAGCGCTGTACGAGGCTCATGCTTTTGTCACGTTTGATCGCATGACAAGCGGTGAGCCGCTATGACGATCATGCTTGTTGGAGATAGACAGACGATCACGCTGCTCTTCCCACAGCGCCGTGTAACGTAACACCGCTGTATTGTCCTTAATGAAGTTTGCTGCCTCCATCAGTGATCCGTAAAGGTACAGTCCAGTGGCGTTTAGGAGAACATTATTGTCGTCGCCGTCCGATGAAAATGCGGCCAGACGGCGGTAATAGAACATTTGCCCTGAATATGCGGAATCGCTTGCGCCACCAAAAACGATAAACTCACCTTCAATCGTATAGGTTTTCGGTTTGGACGTCTCAGATCCCGCATAGGTAGAATAGAAGTGGTATGGAGATAAATACTCCAGTGTGCGCTTTGGATCGCCGTCAATGTAAATCCGCCGCATACGGACATATCTGCTTGGAAGAGGAATACCGCCAGGGGGAGTTAAACGCCACTGCGTTCCGTCGTGATAAAAATAGGCAGTATGGCCGGCAACCAGATCATTCGCCTCAAGCGCGTCTCCACCATCGCCCTTTCGGATATTCGTGTTGCCAAGACCGGAAACATTGAGCGTTGCAGCTCCAGTGTTGTTTGTTTTTATTTCAACCTTGATCGAGTCGCCTAGAGTCGCAGAGGTAAAGGCAGTTGTGGGAGTCGCTGTAAGTGCGTTGGCTGTTCCACCAGCAGTACCTCCATCGACCGTGGCCTCAATCACCAGGTCAGCCTGAGCCTCCATCTCGCGCAGACGCAGATCAGGATCGTTTGCAATCCTGTCCTCTGTCAGTTTAATAAATTCATTGATCCGGTCAGTGGTGACAATCGTATCAGAGGCGCGGTCAAGCCAGTTTGAAACAGCGGCCCGGAGAGTTGCATACGTCGTTATTGCCATTAGATACCCCCCTCACTTGTTCTCCATGCACGGTTGTCACTGTCGGCAAGTTTACGTCTCAGGTAAATTTGCTTCTCAGCCCGTGGCATCGTCATAAGATTAACACCATCTTCGCGCATCCACTGTTCTATGACAACCAGAGGAATAGACGCAACTCGGCGCAGTTCACGGCTTGGGGAGTATCCCTTGCCCTCAGATCTCAGAATTTTGTTGCGCTCGACAATGGGCTCAACATCCTGAACCTGGTTGACTGTGGTGACATCGCTCGAATGGTCATAATGAAACTCACTGATAATGCCGCCAGAGGCATCAAGCAACTTCTTCATTATGGAGACATCTCTGTGATGTAGATCGTGCCGGATGATGCACCAAGGCCGATTATGTATTTTTCGCCCTTGGCTTTCATGTAAATCGGTGCCTCAGCAGGAATATAAACAGCGCTGGTGGCGCTTGAGTCAACACCATGAGTGCCCTGGAAGTCGGTCGCAGACACCGCAACCCAGCAGTCAACATCGCAGCCAACACGCAGGTAGCTGCCGAAATTTCCAACAACTCCAGAAGTCACGCGGGTGTGGGTTGTCAGCACAAAATGCGTTGCACCGACAGCAAACAAATCCGTACTGTCAACCGCCGCTGCGGGGGTAGCGAATAACATAGCACCCAGAAAAACCAGGTATTTCTTCATGATGGGGTCTCCGAAATAGGTTCTGTTTTTACAAATTCAGCCAACCGCTTTAATGCTTCGTCGTGTGTCTCTGTCGGCAAGGACAGACCAGCGTTTATCGCGTTAATCAGACGCAACGCATCTCCAGTTTTTGCAGCATAGTACCCTTCTGCAAGCCACACGCCGGGCTGCAACTTAGCGTGTGATTTAAGCCAACTCAGTAATTCGTCGATTTCGTCACGCTCTTCTTTCCATCGGTCGCCGTTTAACAGGTATTCAAGTCGTGTCATTTGAACAGCTGGCATAAACCTCGACGCAGTGTTTGCAATCCTGTAAGCCTGATCAGCAGCCTCTTTTGTGATCGTAACATCACCATGAGCGCTCTTTAACAGGGCTCCGACCGTCAACATTAACTGGTGCCGATAACGTCGCTCATAGGGATAAATTTCATACGCCCTGAGATTTGCCTGGAGCGCAGCCGGATGAGCCACCGTGATATTAGCCTTGGTCTGGATAAATACTTTTTCAGCCTTGAAACTCGTAGATGCAGAGACAACAACCCCTATGCCAATAGCAAGAAACAATACACCAAACACCCTTGAGGTGAGTAGCGGAAGGTTAATTGTTAGCCTCGGTCTCTCCCCCTGCATCAGCGCGGCAGCACAAAAAACAACAACTGTAATTGTGGCCGGATTTTGTAACGGGAAACTGATTTGCGAAAGCGCGGCCACTATCAGAAGAGACATTGCTGCGCCTATATCAAGAGCGTCCTTTTCCTTCGTAAAAAATCTGTAAACCATAAACCCGATCAAAACCAGCGCGATTAAAACGCCGACCAGACCCGCTTCTGCCGCCAGTTGAAGAAGCTCATTATGTGCTGCACCAGCAAAAACACTGGAGGGATGAAGCACGGTATCCATTAAGGGGAACCACTGCAAATGCGCTTCCTGAACGCGACCATACTCGAAATTAAAACTACCTACTCCGTGCCCGAAAAATGGTTTTTCAAACCACAGAACAAATGTATTAAAGCCAATCTCCAGCCGGTGGCTTATTGCCTTGATAACCACAGAACTTGTGGCCCACCCGCTCCACAGCGCTAGGTTTACTGGAATCAAAAACCCGAAACTTGCAATATAATAATGTCGTCTTTTTACCAGCCAGATCGCCAGCGCAAACAAAACCGCCATCATGGCGACCCATTTGGAGTCACTTAAATTTACAAACACCATAAAATAAAGCGCAGCCAGTGTGACCGGAAGCGCGAAAAATCTCATCCACCAGACCGGTGTTCTGATGGCACACCACGCCGCAACGACAAGCGGAAGAAGAACACAGAAAAGCTCCATCTGGTAGTTTTCATTACCTACCCCGCCATAGTACGGCTGATAGGCAAACCCGAAAACAACAGCACCAAACAATGCTATCGTAGAACCAACGTATACGGCACCGCCCAGCAAAGGTCGTGGCAGTCTCTGGAGCGCCACATAGAGCAGCCAGAGAACCCCCATAGCCTCAACAGTCAAAGCGCCGTCACGAGGGTCTGACGACCACGCCAGGGTCAGGGCCAGATATGCAATGAACCCAGCAGAGACCAACTCGCTCGTTGTAAATTTGATAATTCTTGATCGATATACGCTAACCGCAAAAAGAGCAAGCGTCAGCGCTGCTCCGCAATAAATCACCATCCACCTTGGTATGATTGGTGACCCTGTTTTAAGGCCGTAGATCAGGGCGGCAAGGATTAAAAGCCCTGCCGCCCCAAATCCAACAGCTCTCGTCATTTATCGGAAAGTGGCCTGAGACTGGTCACGATCAAAGTAAATGATAATAGTGGCATCAACATCAGCTCCACTATCACCCTTGGTGCTGATGGCAATCGTGCCGCCAGCCGAAACATTGGGTGAGCCTGAAAGTTGCTCACTTGTAGTCTCGTGATCACTTGCTCTACCGGCCATTTCGCCCGACGTATCACGATCACCAGTGCCGCCAAGCAGATACGTGCCAGTTGTATCGGCATTAGCAGAAGCAATGGTAATAGTGTTGTTGGTGCTGATTGCCATGAAATCACGGCCCGGCGAAACCTCTGACATAATGGAAACAGTCAGTGTTTCACTAGCTGTGGTCACGTCACCATGAACCACGGAATCAACCTGAAATATCGAACCGGCATACGGCACCGAAACATACGTGGTGCTGGCCGTTCCGAGGTTTTCAAGATTGACCGTGAGATATGCACGGGCAACTGGATAGGCATCGCCGTCCACATTAACCCATGAGGTTGATCCATCATCATTCTGCTTGATGTTCCAACCACCCCACGCCAACCCAACGACGCCAGTCATAACCAACAAAGCTGCGACTGTACTTAGAATCTTCTTCATCTGATTCTCCTTACATCAGCTTGTTGCGTTACGAAGTTGTCAAATCCCAAACCGCACCGCTTGCGGCTTCATTTCGGGATTCAAGCGCATACTCAGAAAGCAGCAAACGCCGCTCACTGTCACCGGTTTTCGACAACTCCATCATCTGGACAGGCCGCAAATACGCTGCGGCAAACATGTCCTTCTGAATGACAAGCGCATCCCGTGCTCTGGAGAATCGATTAGCAATCACTTCGACATCACCAAAATCGCTTGTATAGATGTCGATTGAGGCTACTAATTGTTTGTCTTCAGCGCCAACAAAACGGGTTGCATTGCCAGTGAAACCACTCATGGCTTGCTTGTTAAAGCTACCTACCATAACGCAGTCAGGGTCTCCACCAGAATCCCAGCACGACGCAAGAACCGATTTCAACTGGCTCTCAACAAACGCTCGTTGAGTGCCGTCCGTTCTGGCTGTATTTCCAGCAGAGCCATCAGACCCTGATGTTCCGTTAGAAGTATTCGTGGTGATCCAAGAGCCTATTCCGCCTGTTTCACGGGCTGTTGTCGTATTGCCCGTAACTTCTGCGTTATTGGCCAGAAGAATGGATTCCATATCACGGCGCAGCTCCTTCGCAGTTTTGACGATCTGATAAGCCAGCTCGTCTTTCCTGCCAGCAGCATTCACCGCCATTTGCGTACCCGAAACTCTCGGTAGTTTGTCCGAGATGCAGCAGGTATTGCTCAGACGGGAAGTGGCCGTCGTTGCATTTGTTACCGATTCGTCTCCTTCGAGCACAAAGTTGGTGCTTGAAGCAGCCGCCAAAGAGTCTGTTTGCCCAATATCTTCACGTCAAATCGCTAAGTTAACGCCGCCTTTCGGCTGCTGCATGTCGCCATGCAGATGAGATCATGTCATCATCCCAGTGGGATGTCCTGCGCTTCGGGCCGCTTGGCCCTACTCCTTACGGATGATCGTTGAACCTTCCTCTTGCGAGGCTTGGCTGCAAGTTTTCTCAATGAGACTTCCTTGCAATTCACAGGATTTGCACTCGCCTGTTGCCAGACGAGGGAGCAGTCTACTCGTGCAAAACAGCTTTGGAATCGGCCCGTGGTATGCCCGTAATGAAGGGGCAATCTGTCGGACTCACATTATATATGATGTCCGAAAGATCCTCTCTGTTACCTATCGCATCAAATGATGTGAAGGCATTGGTTGCTAAAGTCATGAGAATTTTCTCCTGTTAACCCAAAAGACGCCTCACAAGACCGACCGCATCTTCTGTGGTCGCCCCTGTTCGACTGACACGTTGTCTTGCCTCAGTGACATCATCTCCAGCCTGTGCCCGTCGCCTTGTCGGGGATGTCCCCGGCTTTTGCACACGAGGTAGACCTTTAAGAGTTTTAGTGATCGTCTTTCGCTTGTCCTGCATACCGCGATACCGCATGGCATCACGAATAAGCAAAACCTGCCTGTGGTCAAACGCACCACGGACGAACCCTGTTATCTCGTCATCAGTGAAACCAACTTCTCCCAGGTACGTCATCATACCTTTCTCGAAACCTTCGAGTTTGTCGGAATCAGTCAACTCCGGTATTTTCTGAACGAGTAACTCCTGCTGTGACTCACGGTATTGTGCAATTCCCGCCTGTTGTTCCTGCATAATCCTTTGGCGTTCAACTTCCTGCGCCTGACGTTGACCAGCCAGGGTCTCACGCTGTGCATCAAGTTGTGCCTTTACCCGGATATACTCATTCGGATCTTCATCAGCAAGACGAATCATGTCTGCTGCCGAATGCTTTGACTGAACATCCTGCGTTAATGCCGCCAACCGTTCATCAGCAGCCTGAAGCCGCTGTTGCAAGGCTTGCGAAACCTGCTGCCTATCGGCGTCAAACTGACGTCGTTCATCAGCAAGCGATTGCGTCTTCTGGCGATAATCCGCGTCCATCTGTTGACCAGACGCAGCATCAGCGAGGGTGACCATCTGAGTCTCGCCATTGACCCTGATTGGCATCTTGAGGTGGGAAGCCAGTTCTGCTTCATCCATCCCAATCGCCTCAGCAAGACCTGAGAGAGTGTCAGGTAGTTCCTCGGTTTCTGCGGTCGGTTCCGTGGTCGCGTCATCCTCAGATGACGGTTCAGCATCAGCCTCAGTCTGTGACTCAGTGCTTTCAGCTGACCGCTCCGGCTCCTCCTGGTTGGCCGGTTCGGTTGACGGTGTTGGCTCGTTTTCTTCAGTTGGCGTCAGCTCAAGCTGAGGCTCCAGTCGAGCGGCCACCGCCGCGATTGCCTGTTCTTCCGTTGTTTCTGGTCTTCCCTCAGCTCCCAGACGTGGGTTAGCTTCGGTCGTCTCGGCTCCCGTTTCCGGGTTGGCCATTGTTTCATCTGACATAATTTCTCCAGGTTAATTTTCTGGGTATACCCCTTGGTTGTTTGACAAAAGACTAGGGCGCTGACCTATGCCGCCCATTAAACTGTTTCTCAATGCTTTATGATACTGTCGCAACTTGTTTTTTTGAGGACTATCATACAAATGGGCGTCGGGAAGCGGACGGGATTCACCCCTGCTGCGCTCCCAAGCAGCACGTTCAGCAATTTCCAGCGTCCTAAATGGCCCTTCCAATGGCTTTATATAGCCGCCATGAAACAGGGTTTCCGCCAGTTTTGGGGTAACTGATACATCGCCTATAACAGAAGGGATGTTCCACCACGAGCCATCTGCACCCCTAGTCGTAACTGAGTGCTCGTGTGCCATTAAATTACCGCCTGAGCAACCGTAACCGACTGCGCTTTTCTTGCAGGTCGTTAATCTGCTTCAGTGCCAGTTTGCCGGTTTCAACGTGCTTTGCGAAAATGTGCTCGAAACGATTCACGACACCAACCATAATGCGAAGATTCTCACGCCCCTTCACATCGTCAATCGGAGAGCTTTCCCACTGTTCGTGGCACCACTCACGGATCTCGGATATGGCGTCCCTGAACAAATCATCCTCAAGCATTCGCGCAGCACGATGGGCACGATCACTTTCAGTCCGTAACTGAGGTTCATGATCTTCGGCTGCGCTCACGCTCTGGCCTCCATGCGGCTTTTCTCACCCGACATCAATACATGGTTTTTTTGCTGCCGCTTTTACCGCCGCTATTGCCACCGCTGTTACCACCGGAGTTCAGGCGGGATTCCTTGACGTTCCCAGTACCCTCTTTCCAGCTTGGGTTTTTGATCGTCTCTGAATGTGTAGAAGATTTTGTGTTCATTGCAGTTCCTCGGTTATACCGCTCGCAGCAAGCCTGGCCTGTGCCTCGGCGTCCTTAATCGTGGCGATAGCCGCCACCTCCTCACGCTTCAATTCCAGCATTTTCATTTTATACTGATGATCGAGGCGCATCTCTTCGACCTTTAAGTCATGTGCCTGTTGCAGTTTTGCCTGTTCGACCTGCAAGTCCTGTTGCAGTTCAGCCTGAGCCATCTGCTGGTTACCCTGCAACTTGGCCTGTTCGATCTGCATTTTGCCCTGTGCTTCGACCAGCCGGGGGTCTGGCTGTTGCTCTTCCTGCTGACCCTGCTGTTGCTGCGCCGGATCAAGCCAGTATGCGCTGGGGTCTTTAAGGCCAGCCGCCAGCGTCCACTTTTTCAGGGCATTGTGAACCATCTCGCTGTTAACCAGCGGCCCCTGAACACCACCCTGTAACGTGATCGCCTGAACCTGCATCTCGATCAGCCGCTGGGCCAGCATTATCTGCTGCTCCTTTGTGCCGTGGCCAAGGCCAACAGTAATCGACAGATCCATCTCTGCATTCCACGCACGGGGGTCAATCTGCACCCATTCATTTCTAAGGCGAACAACGTCAGGCGCTGTCTGATGGTTGATTACCAGACGCAGTATTTTCTTGAACGCCTTTTTGAAACCGGTCTCGGCCATCAGCCGCGCAATCAGAAGCATGCGCTGCTGCGCCTGTCCCATAATCTGGTTTATGCCAGTCGCCGTCTTGTTGAGCGAATCAGCGTCCAGCCCCTGATTATACCGCGTAATACCGGTTCTGGATTCGCGCACACCGTCCATGTACTCCAGGACAGGAAACGCATAAGATCCGAGCGACTGCGTTGTCAGGGGCATAACAGCCTGACTTGGATCAAGACCACCTTCCACACGCACCAGACCACCCGGCCTGTTTGTCAGCATGTCGTCGAGGTTAACGCGCTCGTTGACAACATAGCGATTGGAATTAACGCCATACATATTTGTCAGAAGCTGCCTGACAATGGTTGAGCGGATTAACTGGGTATCCATTGTAAGGTCGGCAAGGGATCTGCCAAAGTGCTTGAACGGCATGCGGATTGGCGTCATGTCAACAAACGGATGATCGTCAACCAGTTCATTCTCCAGAACAGTGTATCCTGGCCCGGCTGTCGTCACGGCCCTCATCTCGGCCATGCCATCACCGTCATAGTCAACCTTCAGATAGCATTCATACAGCCATATTTCGCGCATACTGGGGTCGCGCATACCGTCGTTCTGGTCAGGCCATTCCTCGTCATGGGCATACCGCGCCACACGCTCTTCGTTGTAGTTCTGCTCATCGTGGCTGGGCAGTCCCTCGACCACCTTCTTTGAGTACCCCATTTCCAGAAGCTCTGTTACCGTCTTCTTGACCTTGTGACATGTAAATGCCGCGTCATCCAGTGAGGTCGCCCTGCGTGAAATCAAAAACTCTTCTGGTGGAATACAGACAACACGGCAGCGGCCCTTCGTGTCGGTATGCTTGATGGTGATGTCGTAGAGCAGTCCGTCAGGCGCAAAGTCCATCAACTCAGGTGGGACAGGAATCTCCTCCTGCTCGATAATCTCTATCTGCGAATCTTCCTCAAATTCGATCAGCGTGGCCAGGTTGACATTG